TACAACATCACCAGCTTTGAGTTCCTCGCCGGAAATTGTCGCACTGTGCGGATAATCTACATCAACGCCGGCCGAATCCACCAGCTCTGCGCCTGCCAAAATGTTAGCGCTTACTAACTGGCAATCCCTGCGAGAGGGATCGAAAACGATGGTATGATAGGCACCGGTATAGGCCAGAACCTTCATGTGGCCACCGGCCTCGTCAACGATCTCAATATCGAAACTGGTCGAAGGCGAATACCATTTCACTAACCCATCATTTGCCTCGAATACCGTCGAGGTGATCGGATTAGTAAGGCTGGAAGCAAGATCATCCGAATAAACCGTGGCAATCGCCACGCCCGCTTCCAAAATAGTAACCTTCAACCCGGACCCAATAGCGTCACCGTTTGTATCGTGTACCGTAAACCAATAATTCTTATATCCGTAACCCATTTTTAAACTCCTAAATAAACAGTTGAAAACTTATTCATATTACAATTCTCACGCGAAGGTTAGTCGGGCGTATAGTTGGTATTTACCGCTATAACGCCGAAATCCTTACTGTCGAAACGTGTTTTCTTAATGCCATAGATAATGTCCGTGGCGATACCGGGGACTCGACCGTAATCGAAGTCCTTTTCGTACCAGCCGGGCCGTTGTCCGTAAGCGATAACGCCCGCCTGAGCGCCGCAGAACAATGCCCGGGCACCTTCGACGGTGTCGGCCAGGATATTAGCCGCGGTAGCGGTCGTATCCCATGCTTCGGACGCGTCGGTTCCATTGGCACCGAGACGGGTAGTAATCTTCTCGTATTCGTGGATAATTACTCCGTCCCAAATACCCTCGGCACCTGAGAAGATAGGATTAGTTTCGCCTCGAACATTGGCATAATGCTGAGCGGCCAACCATGCCGTCTCGGCGCGGAGCGCCTTCAACTGATACGGATGGATGAACATCACGTAATGGTCCTTACCGTTGACCCGCAGGGGTCTGACTTTAGGACTGTTCAGCTTTGCCTTCCGCTTAACCGCAGAAATTACCAATGTCCCGAACAGGTTATCGTCAGTAGTCGTAATCTCCGCCTCAGTGTCAACTGAGTCCAACGTACCGCCTACCGCCTGACCGCCGTTCCATAGATGGTCACTATCAGGCTCGATAGCAGTCGTCTGGCCTGTAGTATTTACCAGCCCGGATAAAGCCAGTACCATATCGTCATCGATAATCTGGCCCATCCAGTTGCCAAGATTTGAACGACCGTTGGCCCTGATGGAGTGTTTAGTCCTGCGGAGCGACATTTTGCCCGCCGCCTTAACACCGGAACCACGAAGATTGATAACGACCGAATCCTGATGGTACTGCAGTCTTTCTTCGTTACCCTCAATATCCGTATCGCCGGTAACACCTGCACCGGTAAAGTCCACCAGAAGGTCGTAATTGATCGTATCGCCCTTCTCTTTTTCGAGTTCCGTTTTCGTCTGAATCATCGCGTCATCGCCTTTACCGACGAATTTTTGAAAAAACGTCTGTTTTTGCGCCTGACGCATGAGTAACGCCGACCATATAGTTACGGTCGAAGCATGAGTGGTTAAAAATTGAGTTTCAGCCATTGTTGAAATCCTCTCTCAAGGACCGGGCCACTTAATCCTTACGGGTCTGCAACACTTGCAGTATTTCAGAATCGCTGGCCTTGGAATTCAGGACACTCTCATAAGAATCGTCCTGTGTTCCTTCGCCACCGACACCTGCTGCACCGCCGCCGCCGCGAGGGGAGCCGCCGCCCTTGTTATTAAGTTCAGCGAGAAAGGAGGAGTTTTGGGCTGTTTTTTGTAACTTTTGCAAACTGGCAGTTCTTCGGATGCAAGCGTCATAAGCCTCTTTGGCAGGATTAGGAGCCGATTGAATGTTCAACCGGTCCCCGTCCGTCAGATTAGCCTTACCCGCCTCCAATACGGAGGAAAAGTCAAGTCCGGCACCCATCTTCTCGGAGGTAAAATCATCTTTCGCCTTCTGTTCCGAATCGACGAATTTTTGATTTACTTCCGCCTCTTTAGCTTTCCGGGCCGTTTCTTTCGATCTTTTTTCCCGTGCGTCCAAAAGTTTATTAAACTGAGCGACTGTCATAAGATCGTCGTCCTCGACAACTTCTTCATCCTTCTTACGGGATGGTTCTTTTTCGAGTGCCTGCTCCCGAAGTCGAGTATTTTCTTCTTCGAGCGCCTGACGGCGACCGGTCTCGGTCTGCTTATCGGCTAATAAGCCCTGAAACGCCTTCGTATGGGATACGTCTGCATCGGAAGGTATCGTAGCAGTTTGCGTTTGCCCTTCTTCCACCTGTTTCTCACCTACTGGGTTTTCGTTTTCTTTTGCCATAATTACACGTCTCCTTGTTTTTTAACGGGCCAAGTTGCCCGATCCCCGCCTTTTACCAGGCAGGATGGTTGTCCCATGATTTACCCGTCACGGTTGCGGGGGATACATAAAAAAAAGCCTTAAATAGACCGTAAGGGTCTAAATAAGGCTCCTGTTGTTCAGGTTGTCCCTAAATTATTCGGTTATATTGCTGCTATTTTATTTATTCTCCTTTGGTTGTAACTGGAATATCGCAGTTGTGCCGGAATCCGCCATAACAACCACTCTTACAGGATGACATATTTCGGCTTCGATCTTATCTTTGTCAAGTGCGCGGAAATTTACAATTTCTTCCCCGCCATACATGCCGCCTATTTTCCCAGCGATAATCGGCAGGGGATTTGCCGAATTATCCGTTTCCCATGTGGGAATAACCGTTGAGCATAAAGATTTATTTCTTTTCAGTAAATGCTTTTTTAACACCTCAAAACACTTAGAACAATATACATATTCCGTACAAAATGAACCTCGCTCACTCATCTTTATTCTCCTGTTGTTCAGGTTGAACTTTATTCCTCACTGTTTTCATAATGTTATGATTGGGCATAGTGCCATCGATAAAATTCAAACGTATATAACCGTAAAAATCCGGGGCTTCCACAAGTTGCTTGGTAACTACCCGAATCGCTTCGGCCAAAGCCTTTTTAGTTTTATCTTTCATAATACGGTCCTATCCAATTAGCGGCGTATGCCTCCGCTGCCATCCGCCCTTAACGCCTGCTAATTACTTTTTGCCAGTCGATCCCTTCATCATCATTTCCTGTTGTGCCATTTGCTGGGCCATCTGTTCTTTTTGTTCAAGATCGGCAACAATCGCTTCCTTATTAGGACTATCCGAGGCTTCCAGCAGGAACTTAGCACCGATAGGAATACCCTCTCGGACCATCTCCATGAGCGTTAGATAGTTAGCTATACGAATAGTCGGAGCGTGAATACTCATATCTACCTTAACCCCGTATTTGCCTATCCGAATATCACCTAACGAATCCAGGTCTAAAGGCTGTTGAGTTTTAGCGTCCACCAACGTATCTTCGTCGATTATCGCAGTGATCTCACTTGACGAGTAAACATTTTTCTTGCGTATGAAATCGAGTAGTAAATTACCCAATATCTGTAATGACCGGTTATAATTATCAAATAGCACCTGGCTGACAGTCATACCCTGATTCTGCTGGAGCATAATCGCCTTACCGGACATCGCCTTATTCGGCGTTTGACCCTGCAACTCGGTATTGACACCGGAAATATCGTTCATATCCTCGGCGGAGAGTTGATCTAAGGTTAGATGACCTGGCGATATATTGACTGGCTCGATCCTTTTTAACATAGTGCCTGGCTTCTGTTTTATCTGGATGCCCGGCTTGGAGCCAAACTGTTTCAAATCCTCCCAATCGCCAGGAGTAAGAGCGTCCCAGTCACCCTGCCAGCCTGAATTACTTGACTGGTTAAGGTGATGAAGGGCCTGGCTGCGCCTCTTATTATGCTCCATCTGTGGACCCATGAGGTTTTCGACTACCCCCATCTCATAACCATCGACATAATAAGCCACAAACCGGACAAAGGGAAAACTGGTAATACCTTCGAGCGGATCGTCCACATGCTCAAGCCTTATATTATTTACATAGGTGGTCTTATGCAAGATTGGAACAATCCGCTCGACAGGTTTATATTTTTCAGGATCAGCCGCCAATAAGTCAGCCAATTTGGTTTTGGTTTCATCGACAACTTTAACCTCAAGAGTCTCCACATTAACAATAAGTTGCCTTTTTTCCCAACTGCGCCACCAACATTCTTTAATACGATATTTCTTTTCGCCCTGCTCGTCACCCGCCGTATCCATCGAATCCTGTAAGCCGTCCGACTGGTCCTCATCTCGATAATCGTCTGTTTCCTCGGTTGTAACGGCACTATCGTCCGCAGCCGTATCAAGGCCGAAAGAAACTAGGTCCGTCTCACTTTCCGGGAAGTTCAGAATAATCTCATCTTTAGTCCAATACCAAACCCGGAATATATATTTGCCGTTTCTGTTCAGATCGTAACCATCGGCGAGCGAGTCTTCTTTTACATTAAACGGGGAAAGATTAGTGATAGTTAAATCGCCGTCAAGCGGATCGTTACTGTAATCTATCTCTACGAAAAGCCAACCCTTAGCACTACATATCCCATTAAAAAACATATCCGACGCTTCATACAATGCGTCGTTATCGTCCATTGTGTGCTTCATCAGGCCGGTTAAAAGTTCCGCTAGTTTTCTATTCCCACCTTTGCGGGGATATACGTGATAATCCTGCCTGTTGTTACGCTGGGCACCGGTTAAAAGGTTTATCTTCGGAAATATCTTATTTATGGTTATCGCCGGTCGGTTCTCCGACTCTAAGACTGCTAAATCCTCTTGTTTCCATTGATGCTCACCACCCTTATAAAAGGCAAACCCCTCACGACCCCGCTTTTGCCATTTATCTTTGTCCCTGTTGGTTTGCTTATAGAAGCCCTGGACCTTCTTTAATATTTCAGTGTCAGTCATTTTGGCCATTATCGTACATCCTCTTCATCCTGTTTCCAACTACGACCCGCGCGAAAACCCTGTCGAAATATCTTCATAAATTTCCAACCGCGGATAAATTCATCTTCATAAACAGCTAATGAATGTGTTGCAATATGTTGTTCTTGCCACTTTTTAAGAGCCATTGTGAATGCTATTTCCTCACGTTCTTTACGAGGTAGTACAACCTCTTTTTCTGAATTCTTATTCTCTACATCTATGAGCCGTTCGTTCATATGCTCAAGACGCCTATTTATGTCAGCTAGTTTATTCATTGTTTCTCTGACAAAATTAATAATCATTACGTCCGTGATCATTACGTTCGACTTTTTTTTGCTCATAATCTTAATCTTCTATTAGTTCGTATTCCGCCTCGAATATCTCTGGCTTAAAAATAAGGAAATGTTGATAGGTAAGTTTGACAATCCAGTCGTTTTCGTGAGCGCAAAATATTTCGTTTTCATCTCGCATTTCGTCCCATGCCGGAACAAGCAAACCGATTTTACCATCCTCTAACAGTATCTTTTGGGGTCTGCCATCTTTTAACTCCCCGGCATCTACAAAGCCGCGCATTTCTCCCCAGTTGTTCCTTTGAAACTGTAACGCTGGCACTCTCGTGCTTTTATTATCTTTCATTCGATATTCTTTTATCATCATACCACCCTGATAATCTGGGCGTCCGGGTGCATCCCGATAATATCGGATATACACTTCATAAGATTATGTTGCTTGTCAGCAAGAAAAACCGGAGACTTCAAAGCCTCAGCAAAATACTGGGCCAAATTCAATATACCGTCCTGCTTATGATGACCCGTATCAAACCAATCCTGTGTCCATCGCCAGGCATATAAAGTAAAGATAAAAGCCCGTGGTTTGGTGGGGTCGGTATCATCCAAAATAAACGGTATATCAGCCGCCTGGACAACAACCACCTTGTACGTTGACTTAATCTCCGGTTTCTGTTTCGTCTCTGTTACCATATTTACCTCACGTCCCAGGCGAAGTTAGGGTCCTTCATAGCCTTAGCCGTGGCGCTGCCTACCGCCGGGACTATCTTCGGCTTGGGCGTTAGTGTTGCCTGATCCAACTCATCGGAACGAATATCCATCATAGAGGTAAGCTCCTGATGCATTTTAATGTCCGAATCCAAAGCGTTCTTTCGGTACGTGCCGTCCTTTTTGAGAATCCTGGCCTCTAACTCATCTAACTGTTGTTTTGCTTTTACGATGTCCATAATATAAAACTCCTTAACGAATACATGTACCAATCGAATCGGCTATCTCGTTAAAGTCACATTCCCATTCGGTTTCAATTATCCCATATTTAGTAAGTATGCTTTCGATTAACTGTGCTTTTAATACACGACTACGGGCGGTTGCTAATGCTTCTAACTGTTCTCTTAAACTCATGTTTTCAAAGCTCATAAACTTTTATTCGCTCCATTAAGATGACATAGCAGTTGATGCCGGCAGTCGCCGATATTCGTCGAGATTGGAACCAGACCTCAACCGACGTTTCTTGCGTTTAGTATCCAAAGAATCAATCCAGGATAAATGACCCACACCCTGAATATAACAATCGGCCCGGTCAGGACTATTACCACTTAATCGCTTCTTGATGTCCTCTTTGCCCTCGATCAGTAGTGTGCCCCGCTTGAACTCATATTTGGGGGTGCACAGTTGACTGCGCAAGGTCTGATCCTCGTAAGATAAATCAATATCACCATCGGAGAACATCTGGGCAACTTCGTTCCACATCTCCGCCCGCTGGTTATAATACTCCTCCGGCTGCCTGCTCTTTTTCGCACCGTTGAAGCCAATTACCTGATATTTACCATCCGCCATAGCGTTAAGCTGATCCACTAAACCGCCGCCAACGCCACATTCATCAACCACCACCGCCTGAGCAGGTCCCAACCTCTCCACATCCCCGTTCTCCATAGTCCAGGAGAAGTCCTCAATCGCCATCTTATGAATTAGGTTAGCTGTGAAATGTAAATCCTTTTGACCGTAAATCTTGTCGCCGATAATATCCGTATTGCGAAGCCGATATATTACCGTCTCATCATCACCGAACCGGGCAGGATCGCAGCTTAATATGTGTTTAACCTTACCGCCTATCAGAGACCGGGCATATGCGTCCTGAATCCATTTGTCCTGAATTACCTGGTCGGCACCCTCCAGAGCGTCCCACGAGCCGTATAGATAGGCCTGTAACAGCTCTGGGCGATGCCTGAAAGCATCAGCGAGCTTGGCGATGTAGCCAGGCGGTAGAAATGGATTATCGCTGGGAAGTGATTGAATGAACCGCTTTTTGCCCGTTTGGTTAGGGAATGTTATAAACTCATCTTTTAGCCAGCATTGGGCAGGATTAGCGGTCAACAGCCCCTTAGTTGGTATTGGAAGCGGTAAGCGGTCGGTAAGCTTCTTCTTGATCTCAGCCACGAACTCATCGGGTATCATACCAGTTGCCAGTAAATCGTTATAGTATGCCCCAGCCTTATCCGTATA